ACTGGATTAATAATATTATTAAATAATCTTAATGCACCTCCACCTGAACGCTTAATTGGTTCTCCAAGAAAATTGTAAGTTTTCATTACATCTTTTTGCATACCTAAACCAATTTTTACTTTAAATTTTTCTACTAGAGTTTGTGCATCTCTTATGTAAGGGTCATTAGTTACTTTACTAAATAAGTTAGGGTAAAAAGAAGTAGCTTTATTTTCTAACCAATATAAACCTTGTTTATCTATATCTTCACCATTAATAGCTGTCATTATATCTATAAGACTTCTTAAATAAGTTTTAGATGCAATATTCTTAAACATACTTTTATATCCAGCTACAGCCATATTTGATATTTTCTCATCATTACCGATATCATTTTGTCCTTCACCTTCCATTTGGTTAAGCATAAATCTCATCATTAGTCCTTCAACTTCCATTCTATCTTTTTCATTTAATTCTGAATAAATAGTTTGGTAATCAGCCATTGTACCAATTAACATTCCTATTGGGTCTAATCTTCCATATTCAAACCACTTGTTACCAATTTTAATTGAGTAAGGCTGGAAGCCTTCATTCTTTTGTGCATTACGAATAGCTTTGTCGGAAGAGTAGCCACCAGTAATTCTTCCATTTAATGCTAATATTGAACCTGATAATAATATCATTGAGCCTAATGTAACTCTTCCTCTTACTTCAGCTATTCTAACTGCATCTGCACTAGAACCTGTAAAGTGTTTCCAGTTTTTACCAAATGCACCTAAAGGTGTTCTTTCAATAGCTTGAAGAGCTAAGTTTGCAGGTGTTTTAATGAAAGGTAAAACTTGTTTTAATATAGGAGCTTCATTAACTGCTTCCTGAATTTTACCTAACATACCTGTTAAATCTTTTGTAAAAGTTACTTCTTGAGCATATCTTTTAGCTTCTTTATCTATACCTATAAAACCTGTTTCATCAAATCCTGCTTTATATCTTTGAGAAACAAAATAATCCCATTCACTTACTTTTGTACCATTTGGTAATTCACCAACAATTTTAGTTTTACTTAATGCTTTAGCTTGATTGTTTGCTTCTCTAACAGAGATAGCCATTAGTTTACTTTTGTAATTAACTTGCTTAAATAATTCATCCATAGCAGTCAAAGCTCTTAAAGGTATTCTTACTGTTCTAGCAACTTTGCCATCACCTAGAGCTTTTGTCATTCTGTCAAATTTTGTACTTCCAGCAAATAGAATACTGTCTTCATCATTAAATGCTTTTTTAGCAAACATTAAACCTTCATCTAAATATAATTTAAGGCCTGATAAAGTTTGCATAGCAACTTCACCTTCAGCTTTAACCATTTTAGCAGTTTGAGTGTCTAATCCCCAAGTCATCTTAGAGCCAATAAAGCTATCTATAGGTTTAACTACACTGTTAATTCCAGTAGATATTACGTTTACTGCTTGAGTTTTAATGTTAGATAATGCAGATGACATCCACACTTCATTAACTTTATTCCAAAAATTATTTCTAAATAAGAAGTCAGTAATTTTAATTAAGGCATTTTTATCTTTCATTAATGCTACGCCTTCTATAAATTCTTTAAAATTACCATCATACTTATCAAAGTTTTTAACCATTTGTAGAATACTATCGTGACTTAAATCAGTATTCATATCTTTAAGAACACTTCTTAATCTTAATCCTCTACCTAAATTAGATGTGACTTTTTGGTCAAATCTTATCAACTTCATAGTTTGAGCTGTAACCATTTTCATTTGTTGCTCAGTATAAATACCTTCGTTTTTACGAATAGAGTTAGCCATTTTGTATAAGCTATCTGCTAAATTCATTTGTAATGATTGAGAACCCCACATATATTTAAGGCCACCTTCTAACTTATCACCTAAGTTACCCATCATTTTAGTAGTTTCAATAATGTCACCAGTAGCTTTTAGAGCTTGGTTTTCAATTAAAGCATCAGAATATTTATCAAATTTTCTTTCACTTCTAACTATTTTTGATATAGCTTCTAAAGCTAGAGTACCAAAGTTTCCATCAGCGTAAGCTCTTGGAGATAAATCAAAATCTAAATTATCATCAATCTTTCTCCAATTAACGCCTTTTTCTTTATTTTGTATTCTTTTTATATATCTATTAAAATTCTCTACCATCTTTTCATTAAGCTGTTCAGCAGAGGTAACTTCTTTTAATTTTGTAATAACTTGTTCTGTTTTTAAATCGCCAGCTTCTTTTTTAATAGTATCTTTAAATTTCTTTTTACTACCTTTTCCTATAGGTACTACGTCAGCTTCAGCCGACCTCATTAAGTTTTCTTCAACTTCTTTAAGTTTAGCACCGTCTACTGGTTTACCTTGTAATGCGTTCTTTCTTAATTTTAGATATTTAACTAAATTAACAACTTGGTCAGATTGTAAACCTTTTAAAGCACTATTAATAAATCCACCAAGCATAACACCTTCAATGGCATTTTTAAGTCTAGCTTCGTAGAAACCTTCGTCTTTACCTTCTGAGCCTAAATAATCAAATATAGGATTTTGTAATGCTGGTGCGTGAGTATTAACAATATCTATAAATCTACCTGTATCTTGACCAAATACTTGAAAATCAGCTATTGCACCTTTAGCAAATACTTTAGCAGTTTTACCTGTCTTAGTAAGAGGTTTTAATGGTTTTAATAATTTTCCACCAGTATACCAACCTGTAACAAACTGAGTTATACTCTTTGTAAATTCACCAGCTACAGTATCAGGTGTGTCCATTTCAGGAATAAAATCGTGAAATTTACTGTCACCAATTTTAGTAATGTCTCCTGAAAGAGGCATTTTAATATTATTTTTTACTGCATCTTCATAAGAGTGATATTGTACCCAGCCGTTATCTGCGTTTTTACCGAATGTTAAACCGCCATAACCTAATTTTTTCTTAGCACTTTGAGCAAGGCCTTCAATTAAATTTAAAGTTTCTTTACCAGCATCTTTAACACCTACTAGACCTGAGTAAGGAACATCTGTAAGAATACCTCTTTCGTTATCTTCTTTTTCTTCAGGTGGCTCTTCCTTTTTCTTTTCTTCAATTTCTTTTTGTTTCTCAAAGAAAGAGTTTATTTCTGCTTCTGTAGCATCATCTTTAAAGAAATATTCTTTTCCATCTCTAACGACTATTTTTGCCATTATTCTCCTTCCACCTTCTTAGGTATTACTATTCCATAAGTTTTAAATATTTGACTGAAAGTTTCCCAATCTTGCTGAACAATCATACTATCTCCTAATATTGTACCCATTAAACTTTTAACCTCAGCATCTAATTGTTTTTGCATATCACTTCCACTAAATTTATCTTTGTTTGTTAAATACCAAAGTTTAAGTTGTTCTTGAAACATATTACGCATAGCGTGTAACTCAGAAGCTAGTGCTGGATGTTGAGATATTAATTTATCATTAAACATCTTCATATAGTTTTTGAATGGTGTACTATTATTAAAATATAAATTGTTCTCAAGAAATTTATAAGTTTTGGTGCTATCCCAAAATGACTTAAATGTTTCTAAAGTTATTTTTTTATCTTTTAAATGTTCGTATGCTTTATCTTTTAAAGAATAAATGTCATCATCTTGTATTTTCATTAACTCTACAACAGCATCAACATCATCTTCTTTAACTTTAACACCTTCAGTTACAGTATTATGAAAATCTGTAAGAAATGCTTTTTCTTCGTTATTATATTTTTCACCAGTAATTTCAGCAAAGTCTGAATTATCTGAATAAGTTTTTTGGTAAATAAATTCAGTGATACTAAATGTATCTGTACTATTGTAAGCACTCCAATAATCCTCACTAAGTTTAGCGTTACTTAATTCTTTTGTAACTATTTTCTTTTTCTTAGCTAAATCATAAAATTCATATTCTTTATTAGCTATAATGCTTTCTAATCTTTGTTTAATAGCTTTACCTTTTTCACTACCAGCCCAATAACCAGTGCCTAATTTAAAAGTTTCTAAACCTTCTAGTAATTCTTTAGCATAATCAAAACCTGCTTCATCATTAACAGTATTGATATAACTTTCTATTCCTTTAACTAACAATTCATTAGCTCTTGAATTGCCATAACCAAATCCTTTAAATTCATCTACTTTAGTTTTTAAATCTTTTAATAAATCATCTATAGATTGGTCAGTATCTTGATTTTCAATTATAGTACCACTAAAGTCCATTATAGCATTTTCTTCTGTACGACCTTCAATTATGTTCATACGTTTAGCAAAATGCTGTTGGTCTCTTTGGTTTCTAAAAGTATCTGTTTTAGAGAAAAAACCTTTTTTAAGTGCTAGTGCATCATAACCATCTAAGCCTTCACTTTTATAAAATTGTTTAATAAAACCCTCGTATGCTTCATTAAAAGCATTAGGGTCTTCATTATTCATTAGGTCATTCTTTAAATAAAAATCATCCCATTTCTTTTGAAATTCTCTAGCTTTATTATTAAGCTCTAATTCCATCATTTTATTGTAGTAAAATGGATTAGCACCTGCTGGTATCTCTCCATTTTCAACCATCTTTTTAAAAGCATTAGAATTTTCATTAAAATCTTGTAAAGCCTCAGCTTCAGATTTATCTTTTAATTTTATTTCTTCAGTAACATTATAAGTTGCTAAAGTTGGTACAATATTACTTAAAGAAGCTATAAGTGAATTAAGAGCTTTACTTTCAGGCTTTTTATCAGGCTTATAAAATAAATTAAAATCTCTTGATACCACTTCAGGCTCTACGCCTGTAGGAGATAATAAATATGGTGATGGGTCTTTGCTTCTAGCCATTATATATCTATTCCATCATTACTTGTTTTTTCATAACTATAATAATCTTGATTAGTACCAGCTTGATTTTGTTTTGCTTTGTAATCATAATAACTACCTGCAAAATTTAGAGCTGATGCACCTGCTGTATATAAGAAGTCAGGTGTAGTTATATAAGTTGATTGAGCTTCATAGTTAGCCTGTAAGGCTTCTTGAGTTCTATTAAATTGGAATACATTCTTTTGAATATTTCCTAATACTGTATTTCTATATTGACCTTCTTGGTCATAATAATTAGCAAGTAACATATTATAAGTATTACCAGTATAATTTTTACCAACAGCAAATGTAGCTCTTCTTCTTCTACTTTCACCTTCAGCTAATCTTAATTTTTCTAAATTCTTTTCAGTAGATAGTTTTAATTTACGAGCTTCAGCTTTTGCTCTAATTATCTGATTATTTTTAGCAATCTGATTTTGTCTTATATCTCGTTCTCTAGCAATCTTTTGCATATTCATAGATTGCTGATATTGAAGACCAGCAGATAAACCAGCTACTACTAATGTTGGGTTACACATAATTTATATTTTTACAAATTCGTAAAATAATTTTCCTTCTATTCCAAATTGTTGATGTTTGTTAATAAACGTAAAGCCCATCCACTTTAACCACATAATGTGTAAAGTGTTCCGAGCATCTACATAATTGTAAAGAATTTTGTAATCTTTTTTCATTACATCACATACTTCTTTACTATTACGTAAAAAACTTAAACTAATTCTTTTTAAATCTTCTGTACCGACCATCCAAATTAAACCTAAAAGGCCTTGTGGTACTACACCTAACATAGCTACTGGTGTACTTTCATCATCACAAATTACTAAAGGTACGTCACTTAATTTTAATCCAAATAATAAACTTTCTAATGCAGGTAAACCTGTCATAGCTTTTATTTCTTGGTAATCTTCTTTTCTTAATCTTGTAGATAAGTAATGACAATCTTCTTTAGTGGCTAATCGTAAATGTGGTTTAAGACGTTCCACTTTCATAATAACCTTCCCATTCAGCATTAACGAAGTTAGAAGGTAAGTGACTATTATTAGTTAATGATATACTTAATCCTTCATTTCTACTTTGTACTGCAAATGTGAAAGAGCCATCTTCAAGATTAACTGTACCAGCTAAACCTGTTCCTACAATCGTTCCTGTAAATGTTGTTGTAGAAGCACTTCTAGCTTCAGGTGTTACAGTTGCTTGAAAATAAGCTGTATCATTGTAACTAACTGTCCAGTTTCTAATTTGTAATCTACCTTGTCTTACTCTTGTTCTTGAGCCTGAAGCAAATTGGTCTCCTAAAGCCATATATTGTTGAGAGAAAGTATAAGTAAAAGTATATTGTTCTCCTACAAAATAATCATAAGAAGTTATATCTCCTGAAACAACTATTGATGTTCCACTTTGAGATACTGTAGCTATTTCTTGTCCAGCTACATTAGAAGCTGTAGAAGCACCTACAACTTTCATTGTATTATCTATTGCATAAGGTAAAGTTATTGTAGTTTGGTTTGTACCACTATTAAAACTTTCACTTACACCTGATGTAGAGTTTGATACTTTTCTATCTAAATTAGTTAAATATAAAGCTGAAGCATCAACAGTTGCTGGTGATACATCCATAGTCTCTAAATATACACCGTCAGACCTTTCAATTAATAAATATAAAGTAGAACCAATAAAATCTACATTTAATATTGTAGTATTTGAATTAGCTCCAAATTCCCATTTATGCCAAGAGCTTTGTAATCTTTTACCATCAGCATAAAACCATTGATAAACATATAGTCTATGTTTTTCTGAGGATGTAGAGCTTAATGCAACTAATGTATTATCATTATTTGCTAAAGCTACTTTAAATAAATTAGATGGAATATACTTAGGAATATTAGCAGTAATGTCTTCACCTCTATTTGTTTCTCCATCACTTTCTACATAGTATTCTCTAAATCCACTATATGACCCTCTGTCATAAGAAAAGAATACGTTACTTCCTGTACCTACTGGTTTTACTGAACCAGCATTATTTTCATATTCTGTTGTTACTGTAACGGTTACATTAGACGGTGTTAAGTTAGTAGAACCATCTAAGATAAATTGTGTTTGGTCAGAAAATAAAAGTAAACTTTCATCAAATGGAATTGCTGAACGTAATACTGATACTTTTGTGTGACTAACATTTAAGTCAATATTATCTGTATCTAAAACATCTGTAACTGTTTCAGGAAAAAATTCAAAAAATTCTGAAGACCTAGATAAAATTACATTTTCATCTGAAATCATTCCTAATCTATTATTAAAAAAGAAAATATCTCTTATCTTTGCATCTACAAAACTAGGATTAGGAGCACTATTTAAATCTCCTACTAATCTATCTCCCCAAGCTGGTACTGTATAATCTGTACCACTTATTGTATAAGTTGAACCATCTGCTTGAGATAGTCTAAAATTTCCGTCAGCCGTTCTAATTAAAAGAACAGGCATTGTATCATAATCAAATCTGTATTTAATAGCAGGCTTTATAGTTTCTTCCCATACACCTGCACTATCTTGCCATTTAACATAATAGTTATCAAAGTTATTAGTGCTATCTCCTTTAACTTCTACTACTTGATTATCAATTCCTGTTGCTGGTAAATCAGAAAAGTTTTGAACACTATCGTAAACTATTTTACTAGCTTGATTACCATAACCATCAGAGGCACTTACTGAAAGTGTTCCTGTTGATTTAACTATTTTAAAACTACTGTCTCCTATATCTGTAAGAG